TCATCTTACAAAACTCATTTGAGTTCATCATATATTTTGTCATTCTAATCTCTTTTAATTTATTTTTAACCATAACCACACCTCTAATTATTTTATTCTATGAAATGTTTATTTTTCCTTTTATCGGTGATAATTTAAGTAAATACTTGTAATTTAGTAGCAAAGCGTTATGATGTCGAGGTAATCTGGACACGTTGTGAGTGAATATAGTTTGCCCTAAGAATTTAATCTCAAGGCTTATATTGTCGAGTCTAAACATTGTATCGCTCGTTTAATACTCTACTTGTAATTAATAGCTAAATATCCAACTGTTACCCGAGTATTCTCTTTATCGCTATTAAATCCCCCACAAATGTGGCAGTTCCCTAACAACCCATCTAATTTAATTTGTCGGTCAGATGTACCCGACTAAGGATATTACTTCATAAGTAGAGAAAGTAAATAATACCCCATGAATTTTCTGCATTGGCTTCATGTAACCACCAACTTATTTATAGTTGCATTGGCGCATAACAACTAACCTATACATTATTTTTAAGTATAGGAAATAAAACCTTGACCACATTAATTTTTTAAAATATAATTTGACTGAAGATATATTTTGTTACTTAATGTAGCAAAGTTTTATAAAACTATATTTAGTTTTAACAGGACCTATTGCAGTAGGTTCTGTTTTTTTTTGCTTTTTTCTAACAACTAAAGCAAATTTGATTAAAATAAAATTGCATTTTTATAATTTGAATATTATTAATATAATTTTTTATTTATAAAAATAACTTCATGGTTATAATTATAAATTTATAATCTTTATTGTCAAGTTATTTTTATAATTTGTTGTTTACATTTATAATTTGAAAGTTATAATAATAAATAAGAGGTGATTTAAATTATGGATATAACTAAAATTATAAAAAAGATACTTATAGATGAGAATGTAACTGTTAGTGAATTAGCTAATAGATTAAATACTACTCAACCTAATTTAAGTGCTAAATTTAGAAGAAATGATTTTAGAATTAGTGAGATTGAAGAAATTACAGCTGCTCTTGGCTACACTTTGAATTTAGAAATAAAAAAAGATGCAGAAAATTAATTATTGATTTAATTAAGGATAGTTTTATGACTTTAAGCTATTGGAGGTTATAAAGATGCTTGATTTTAAACTAAAAGATATAAATAACCCTTTCAAAACAAGACAAGGTGAAACAATAGTTGATTTAGATAAGTACATAGAAGTATTAAAAGAAAATAATATTCCTTTTACTAAAGAGCAATATGAAGAAGCAAAAATAAGATTTCTCCTACCTACTAGCCTTAAATGATTAAACTACTATTTTCTTTACTTCTTCTAACTTTAATTCTAATTCTTCAACTCTCTTTTTAATAGCTTCTACGCTATCATCTTTGCATATCTTTCTATTTTCACAGAATCCATTTTGTAGATAGTGATCTATTCCAGATACAAATGTTCCTTTTTTAACAGCAGCTGCAATATCTGGATTTAAATCAAGATAATCTCCTTCACAATATTCTTCTGGTATTGGTGGTAAAGCTAATCTACCTTCTTTCTTTCCATAATCAGCATAATGTTTATATGGGTTTTCTTTATAAGTTGCGTTACTTGCTATATCTGTATACCTCTTTAAATACCAATTTTTACTGAATAAATACATAGAATAATTCATCTCCTCTTTAACTTCTTTATTATTTGTTGTAATAATATTATTATCTATCCCCTTAGCTATTGCTAAAGCTACTTTATCTGCTGTATATTTAGAAACATCATTTGTATTTCCTACAAATAAAGGCTCTATTAATATAGCAGGCATATTAGTTTTCCTTAATACTATTAATCCACTTTCCTTATAACCAGTTCCGTATGTCCTATCAAATGTTCCTAGTTCTTTACAAATACTTTCATTTACTTTTTTTGCATAAGATCTAGATACTGTAGAACCTGTATTGATTATTACTTCAGTTCCATTTGCACTAGTACTATCACTGCAATTTAAATGTATCTCTACGTATAAATCAGCACCCCAACTATTTGCTTGTTCTGCTCTTACATAGCAATCTTCATAGTTATAAGAATTAGCTTTATCAATTCTTAATAATTTTGCTTCATATCCATTTTTATTTAGTATTTCGACCAAAATAGGTGCTATTTTTCTAGTTTCATCGCTTTCATTTAGTAACCCTACTGCACCACATCCAGCAACTCCACTTGCAGTATGTCCTACTGCTACAGCTATTTTTTTCATGCAACCACTCTCCCTAAATTTTGATATAAAAAAGGACCATATAGGCCCTCATAATTATTCTGCTTTATTTAATTCCTTCTTTTCTCCATCCTTTAGCTGTACTAATGCATCTTTAAGTTTTTCTGGTATAGGCAATCCTAGTCCTGCACAATTTTCTAATAAGCTAATCCCTTCATTTGCTATGTAAAAGTAGCAAATTAACGTTCTAAATACCCATGTCCCAGTATTTAATAGCCTATCTAATAGAACAGCGACAATTAATACTATAAATATAACTGTTTTCCTCGCTATACCTTTAAGTCCTATATCGCTAGATACTTCTTTATTTATCCATGCTCTTAATACTCCAGTTGCATAATCTAACGCCATAAAGCATACTAAAACAATAAGAGCAGTGTCCCATGTTCCAAATAACCAAGTTATTCCCGTTCCTAGTGCTGCTACAATAATTTTAAAATAGTTTAATAAGTTTTCCATTTTACACCTTCCTTTTTTATATTAAAAAAGAAGCTAGATTTTACTCTAACTTCTTGCTTATCTTTTTTAGTTGATTTTACGAACAATATAAATCAAATGTGAATTAAAATATTATTGGTTCAAATCGCTTCATCCCGTTTATTACTGCGTTAGCTATCATCTTACCGCCTTCAGCGTTTGGATGAATAATGTCAGCAATATATTTAGCATGATTAAGCGTACTTATACCACTTTCTCCATGAATATTTATACAAGGGATTCCAAAGTATTGAGATACTTCTTGTACTGCAAGTGAAAAGTCATTCATAACTCTACCGCCATATTCAAACTCTTTATCCTCGTTTTCATTTTCAGTTGATGTCCTACCTCCAATTGGTGTCATTGTAATAATTCTAGCATTAGGACATCTATTTATTATTTTTTTTAACATCAACGAATAAGCATTTTTAAACTTGCTATCTATTAAGTTGCCATCACCAGTAGTTCCCATTTCCATAGAAGGATATCCCCAATCGTTATGACCACAAAATACAAGTATTACATCAATATCTAAAGGTATTAGATTAATCCTATCATCAGAACACATCCAACTATCTCTTTCAACACCTTCTATAACTTCTTTATGACCATTATTGTGGACTGTAGTCCCTCCAACCCCTTTATTTATCATAGTGCAACCAAAATAATTTGCAACATAAGGTTGCCATTGATTTTGAGCAGTAATACTATCTCCAAAACACGCTATTTTTTTGTTTTTATAAAATGATAAATTACTTAAACTATTTATAATATTGTCTTTTAAATAGTATTTATTAACACCATCATATTTATATTTAGAAGGTGTTATTACTATATTGTTTAATATAGTATCATCTATTGTAAGGGAAACTATGACAACAAACCTAGTATCATTATTACTTGTATTATGAGTTATTTGAATAACTGTTCCACTATTAATTATGTTTCCGTCATTTACAGAACTTAATATATTTTTGTTTTCATCATATAAAAACATGATACTATCAACATTTACATTAATTGCATCAACATAGTTTACATCATAAAACCCCAATATTGTTCTACCACTAAAGCTTTCAAAACCACCAGTAGTAGGATTTACAGTTTTATTTTTTTGAAACTGTGCAATATCTTTTATATTAATAGCCTTATCGAAAAAAGTACAGTTTAAAGGTTCTATATTTTTTTTAGCAAAATTATTTTCAAAATTATTATTTAAAAAACTTTCATCTAAATATTCATTAATCAATTTAGGTGAAGTTTTTACACAATCTTTTGATAAAAAAGAATTGTTAAATTTTACAATATCATAATTAGGAAAATTAATTCTAATGTATTCACAATTTTGTGGTGTGGTAAAATTAAATTCACTTATAAATTGATTTGAAATTATACTTTTATCAGAATTATAATAAATAACTATCACACCTGGGTTGTTAGGTGCAACTTTATAAAAATTAAACGTATATGAAATATTTGAAAGTACACTTATAAAATCTGTAGCTATATATCCAAGATTTTCAACAAATAACCCAGAATTAGTGTCTATGCTCTTATTAAATGTAAGTCCTTCTGCTCTTAATAAATTATTATCCTCTTTAATAAAATCAACTTTATATTGATTCACTTGATTATCAACTATATTTTCACTTAAAACACTATTTCTACCAACAACCGCAACAGCTCCACCAGTAAACATTTCTTTAATATCTTGTCCCATATTAGCCATCGAGAATACTTCATTCTTACTCGCTTTAGAATCCAATTGTTCGTCAAAATTATTCATTCTTTCGCCTAAAGTATCATATGAATTTCCGTTTTGATCTACTCTTGCAGCAACAACTTCCGCATTTGAATTCCCCTCGTTAATTATTAAATTGTTGAATGTTTCTTCTAAAATACTTTGTTTAGAACTAGTATTGGTAACTTCTTCATTCATAGCTTCAATTGTATCGGCCATTCTATCTCTAACTTCTCTACCAGTCCATGCTGCCCTTAACTTTTTTATTGCTTCTTCAACTGTTTTTCTAACCATTTATCTCTCCTCCTTCTAATACCTTTACTCTTGTATCTAAAGAAATAATGTCCTCATTTATCTTTGTTATAGATGTATTTATAGTATCTAAAGTATCATTAATATTAATTAAATTATCATTAATATTGATTACTGTTTCGCTTAAAAGTTGGATGCTTTCAACCATTTTATTTATTGTTTCATTTGTACTGTTTCCCAAGTTAGATACCTCCGAACTTACTAACTCTAAAGATTTAGATGTTGTATTTATAGCTTTATTAGCTTCAGAAATCCTAGAAGCTTGTACATTTACTTTTTCTTCGATTTCAGCTGCTTTATTAGCTTGTTTTTTAATACTTATTTGATATTGTTTTATATCTTCCTCTTTATCTCCTAATGTAATACTAGATTTTTGAGGATTTTCAATTATTATAGTCTTTTCTATAATCCTAACTAAATAATCAATATCAAAAATTTCTACTATTAAAGGATGATAATTACCCACTTTGAATGTATCAATATCTAATCCAATAGTGGCAAGATCTAAAGCCGTCAATTTGTTAGATATATTAATCTTTTGAGAGTTTAAATATTCCTTACCTTTTCTTAATAATATTTCTGGAATAGTAACGTCATCAAATTTTATAATTCCTTCAATCACCCCAAACATTTCAATAGCTTCTAAATCTTCTATGTAATCTAATCCATTATTTACAGATTTAATAGTTAATCTTTCTTCAGAATCAATTTCATTACCTTCAGAATCAACTTTCTTTAATTTTGTTCCTAAAACCTTTATTCTTGTATAAAAATTTGATGGATCTTTATCTCGTGTTAAAGCTTGTATATTTTTCCCTAACCTTATATCAGTCTCAGAAGTTGAGCCAATCTCTTTTAAATAATCAATATATCTAATATCATTTTCGTATCTTACCTGGAGCTCTCCACCTAAATTGCTTAATAAGTCATCATTTATATTCTTCCAACTTGTATCATAAGATAAATATCTAAATATACTGTCATTGTTATCTTCAACAGTTACTTCTCCTAGCACAAATCTTTTACTATCATCTACAACTGAATTATGTTTATCTAAAATTACTTTTAAATATTCCCTAGGTGAAATATTATGATACTCTCCATAGTCTTGATTGCTATCATGAAGATAAGCTAATTCACTTTCACATACAAAAGATTTACTAACTAATCCACTTGTACTTAATGATTCTGTTGGTGTTAATACTCTCCCAATAAATTCATACATATTAGTTAATGTATTATACACTTTAACAATTGTTTTCATAGGAAATATTAAATTATATCCTATGTTATTAGGTAAAATGGTAAAAGAAAAACTGTCAATCGAGTTTATACCTTGCTTGACAGTTCCAGTTATTCTTTGAGCATATTTATCTGTACTTACTTCATTTATTATTGTCTCTATATTGTTATTTTCTATAGTTACCTTATACATTATAATAGCTCCTTTCTAAACCTAAATTCTATATTACCATTTCCATTTACCATGATAGAATTTGGACCTTTATTTAAATAAATTCTATTATCTTTATTTTCACCTATATTTAATTTATAAGTTGAGTTATTTATTGTTATTTCCATTACTGAATCACATATAATTTGAGGTATTATTCTATTAACTCCATTATTGTATAAATTAATATTCTTATATCCATTAATATCAAATTTAGTTTCCTGCAATACATCTAATTCAAAAATAAGTTCATCCCAAGAAATATCGCCCTCATAATATGACGATATTTTAAATGGATAAGCTTCTAGCTTTACTGTTAATTGTCCATCATGTAGATTTTCTTTCCATGAAGCTTCTACAACTTCAGCTAAAAAATAAACTCCTGGAATGGTGTCATCATAAAATTCTTCTTTCCCACCATCCATTAACCAAGCCAGAACATTAGCTTTTTTTATATTCATATCACTCTTACTTTTACCTATTATATTAAAAGTATAAGATAAAGCTCTTTCATTATATGTTTGCTCTCCATAAAGTGTAGAAAAATCGTAAGTTATATTAGAGAAAGGGATTTTCTCTGTAATTTTATTTTTTTTAGGAATCCCTATATCTCTTTTTGCAATAGTTATATTAAAGTCTCTATAACTATGCTTGTTTCCTTTTATAATTCCATTCATTACAATACTAATCCCCTTTCTGCTAAATTAAATCTTTTGCCATTTACAATATCACTAGCACTAGCAATAGTTTCAGCTATAACTTTATCATTAAGTATACTTTGGAATATAAATGTTCCTCCATTACTGCCTGCTAATAAACTTTCAGTTTCCTTAGCTGTATTTACTTTTGAACCAGTTGGAAGATTAACAAGTTCAGGTCCTTTTTCCCCTACAATAGCTAAGTTACCATAAGCGCTACCTGAGAAGTAATCTGTACCCTTTGCTAGCATAGGTATACTTGGAATATTTATTCCTTTTCCACCTATACCAGGTATCCAATCAGGTATTTTAAGCTTATTTAATCCCTTTATAAAACTATTAACTACTCCTATAACTAAATTTAATGGAGTTTTGACTGCACTTACTAACCCGCCGAATATACCTTTAACAGTACTAACTATTCCACTAAATGCTTTTGTAAAATTACCACTAAATACTCCAGTTAGGAAGTCAGTTATACCTACTAATACTGGTTTTAAAAAACTATTCCATAAATTAGAAATTAACTTAAAAGCTGAATCTACTGCTGGTGCAATTATATGATTAAAAACTAATTTAAAAGCTGGTGCTAAAACATTATTTATAAATTGTCCAATAGCATCAAAACAAGGCTTTAAGTTTTCATTCCAAAATGTAGTTATATCTGTAACCATTTGAGAGAAAAATCCACTAATTGCAGGCATACGTTCTGCAAAAAAGTCAGCTACAGTTCCAACAACTAAAACTATAAAGTCAAAGATAGGTTTCCCTAATGTTTCCCATGCAATCTTCATCATATCCCATGTTGCTTGAAAATATAATTGTACTGCTCCCCATATAATCTCCCAATTTTCTTTTAATGAATTTATTAAAGGTGTGATTGCTTCAATTATAGGCTGTCCTACTGTTTCCCATACTGTCTTTATAGCATTTATAACAGTATCCCAACTTATATTAATTTCGCTAGTTACAGTTTTAAATATATCATTTAACCAAGTAATTGTTTCACCAATAACATCAAATGTAGTCCATAAAACATCTTGAATAACAGGCATTTTATCATTAACCCAATTTAATATGTTATTTAAGACTGGTAAAAACTTTTCCCCTAAATCAATCATCATAATATCAAATGCATTTTTTAATTTAGCAAAATTGTCTTTAATATTATCAGTTTGTTTTTTAAAAGCATCCTCAGTAGCACCTACTGCATTTCTCATTGCATTAGTCTTTTCTGTGAAGTTTTCTGCCTGTGCTCCTGTAAGTGCTAAGACTGCATTTTTAGCTTCAACTGAACCAAATAATTCACTAAAAGCTATTTCATTACCACCTACACTTTCTTTAAGCTTATCAAGTGTTCCTTGTAGTCCTAAAGATTCAATCATAGCTTGACCGTTTTCATAGCCTAACTTTTTTATCTTTCCTGTCATTGCAGTTGTCGGTTGTAACATCCCTTGAATTGTTGCTCTTAACTGTGTAGATACCTCTGCAGTATTACCTGTAACCCCTGTAAGAGTTGCCATTGCTCCAAATAGTTCCTCTTGGCTTACCTTCATTGTTGATGCTAATGGAATTACTTTACCCATGCTTGATGCAAGTTCTGGGAATGAAGTTTGCCCCAACTTAACAGTTAAAAACGCCAGGTCTGATGCTTTTTCAGCTGCTTCTTTAGATGTATCACCATATCCTTTTGTTACTGCTGCTAATAAATTTACTGAATCGGTTACTGTTGCATTACCTGCCTTTGCTCCCTTACTTGCTGTTGCTAATATATTCATAGAATCAGCTGTTTCTCCAAATGCTGAAATTACCTGATATAACCCGTCAGTTAGTAATTCAGAACTAACTCCAGTATATGTAGATAAATTTTTAACTTCCATTCCTAAGTCTTGTATTTTCCCTTTAACATCACCATCCAATAAAGTTGCAACATTAGACATTTGATTTTCAAAATCAATAGCTGCTTTAGTAGCTACTGTACCTAATGCAACAGCAGCAGTTCCTGCAGCTGCAACAACAGCAGTTCCAAATTTAGCTACAGTTCCTACAGCACTTAAGAATTTACCTGCTAACCCTTCAGCTTTTTTGTCAGTATCACTAATACTCTTATTAGCTTTGTCATTATCAACCATAATACTACCAAAGAGTTTAAATACTTCTATTGCCATTACTCCTCACCTCTTTTCTGTGAGATTTTATTTTCTATTTCTTCAGCCAGTAATAAAAGCTCCTCTTTTGTTACTTTATCCTCTTCTACTGATTGATTTTTAATTATAAGTTTACTTTTATAATCTTCAAAATTAATAAAGTTATCTTCGGTCATATTCTTATAGTCAATTAACCATCTATCCCATATCCTATCCTCTATTTCTTTATCATAAGCTTTTAATATGATCTCATAACCTTCTAGAAAATGAAGTTTTAAAATATAATCAATGTTACTATATCTACTTAATAGCAGTTCCTCAATTTCAATTAAATCTATCGAACTGCTAATTTTAAAAAAGCTTTCCACTTCTCAATATCAGCTATTTCTAAAATATTTTCTACTAAAGTAAATAATTCAACTTTACCCACCTCTTCTGGATCTATTTCTAAAGGTCCACTTAAAAAGTTATATAAAGCAGGTTCACTATTTTTTTCAGCAAACTTTTCAATTACAGTAAATATTAAATCAAATCCAGCTTCTTTTACATCTGTATTCTCATTTACTGATGTAGATAATTTCTTAATATCTTCTTTTATCCCAATTTCTTTTATTAATCTAGCTAATGAAAAAACATCACTTGTATTTAACTTTCTCACTTATAATTCCTCCTAAAATAAAAAGAAGGTGCAAGCACCTTCTTTTAAATTAATCTGCAAATTCTACTTCCCAAGGCTCATAATCCTGTGGTGAATTATCTAAATAACATCCAGTATAAGATAAAGCTGAAATAACCTCATCTTTATCAGCTAATGTCCAGTCAAAATTTTCAAGGTTAATAGCATTATCAACTTTAATTACTACCCCTTTACCATCTTTTGTTTTACCAGTCCATTTTACAAATTCTTGATAATCTGAATCAGCTATTTGAGATGTTCCAGTGATAACTGTTTTACCTTCTCCTTTTGTAGCTTTTAATCCTGCATACATTTTTGGTAGGTTTTCTGGAATAGCTTCTAGTACATTCATTATTAGCTTAGGAACTGACTTATCTATTACGGTTCTTCCTTTAACAGGTCCTCTATCCCCATCAGCTTCAATTTGCCTTACTTCCCTTTCTACTGTAAACTGTCCTCCACCTCTAGTAAGAGCTATTGGAGTATCTCCTATAGAAAATACACCTTTCCCTAGTATAATTTTTTGCGCTACCATTTAACTCACTCTCCTATATAATAATTTTGAATAGAGAACTTTAATTCTCTTCTTTTAATTGACTTATCTTCATCTGGAATTGAACTTCTACTTATCTTATAGAATGTTGGTAATACTGTATCAGTTGGATTATTAATACAATCTAGCCTCTCAATATTATCAGCTATGGTTTCAACAGTTTTAGTACTCGTGCCTTTATCCCATATACTGATAGTTAAAATTAAATCATCTCTATAAGTGTTATTGAAATCAACTGAATCTAACTCATAAACTATATAAGGGTATCTTGCATCATCATCAGCATTTTCATAAAATACATTCTTATTAAATTGTAGTAATAAACTTTTAATAACTTTTCTTAATTCTAATGTTTTACTAATCCTCAGCACCTCCCTCATATTCTTGTTCACTAACTAAAGCTAATGCTCTTGCTTCATCTTCTAAAGCACTAAGATATTTAGATTCAATTTCAACTATTTTAGGAATATTTTCATTTACTGTTTTTTGTAATAAACCTAATTTCTTAGTTTTACTACTACCAAACTCCTGAAATGCTCCATAAAAGGCAAATGGTTTTATTCCAATTTGTAAATCACATTCCCTTTTTCTAACCCAATATTGAGTATATTTTCCTACTCTTCCTTTTTTGCGTTTAAATAGGCCATAGTAATTACTTCTAAACCTATTACATAGATACTTACCTACATCTCTAAGTGCTGCTCTAGTAAGCTCATTTAAAGTATAATTAACCCTATCAACATTTGAAATATATTCTATATTCCCTTTTTTTATCTTAATTACACTCTTAGGAACTGGCATTATTAACACCTCTTACTAAAGTTAATTCAATTCTATCTGAAGATTTTTTATAAGTTCTTAAAACTGTATATTCTTCTTCACCAAATCCATCATCATATTTAACATACTTTTCTTTATTATAATCAGCTAACATTAACTCCAAAGTAACTTCTGGTTTCATACCAACAGCTTGAGCTTGATAAAATTCACTAGATTTTATTGATTTTTCATTACAGTAAACTTCATTTTCATAAATTATAGTTTCTATTAAGTCACCAATATCATCAGTTTCTTTTATTCTCTTACCTAAATAACAAACATCATTCCACATTATACTCACCACATAAACTTAAATGTTGCTTTAACATGTCATAAGACTTTTGGTATTTTTCTGAATCTTTATTATCTAATCCAAAATTAGCTTTACAGTATGTTTTTACAGCTTGAATTATTAATGGATCCTCTTCATCTAAATTTTTTACACCTGAAATATTTAAATCGGCCTTTGCACTTTCTATTAAATCTTGTATTTCTAAATCTAATGAATTTGATTTTATTCTTAATGCTAATTTAACTTTTTCTAACATATTAATCACTCCTTAATGAAAAAGAGCTACTATTCAGTAGCTCTTAATATTTCTATAAGTTGTGCTTTACTCATTGAAGAATAGCCAGTAACTTCTTTTTGTTTAGCTATGGCTTTTAACTCTGCTACTGTCATTTCATCTAATGATTTTTCTTCATTTTGTGGCCCTAGTGAAAGTTCACTAGCTCCACTTTCTACTTTTTTAGCAATGCAAATGATTTAGTTGTTACCACATCACCATCAATTAAAGCATATCCCATGTAATCTGTTGTTCTTGCTTTAACATGATCATCAGTATATATTGTCATATTCTCATTTATGTTCATTACATACCCTTTTGATACATTACCTAATAATACTTGTCCATCACTTACACCATCTTCTTCTTTAACTGGTACTCCAAATATTCTTCCTACCCCTCCAATAGTTGCATCTGGAATAAATATAGATTTCCCATCTCCATCCTTAATTGCAGCTAATTGATTCCAAATCGTTGTGTTATTAGCATAGAAAGATGAACCATTAATATATCCACTTTTAATTTTACTCATTAAAGTTAACATATTTTCATAGCTTATTGTTCCTGTATAAGTTATAACTTGTGGCGTACTTGATTCAGCTTTTAATGCTGTAGCAATCCCCTTAGGTTGTGCTTTCCACTCATCTGAGTCTCCTGGTTTACCTTTACCATCAATCATAGCTTTTGCAATTGCATTACCCATTTTTTCAGCTAACTTAGTTGTGATATAAGCTAAGAATGCATCTATTGACATTTTCTTTAATTTCCAAGAAATTTTAATAGATTTAACAAGTTCACATCCATCTAATTCTATAGTTCCAAATCCTGCCTCTTCATCATTTCCTTCTGCATCTTCATCAACCCATTCAGCATCTGACATTGCATTTTTTTCTTTGATTATCGTTACTTTTCCTGGAATAAATGTTGGTGTTATATCACCAAATATAGGATGAGCTTCTCCTATTTCTGCCCAAATTCCTTGTCTTACTGTTTCTGGAACTAATACTGTATGTTGCTCTGCTGTTTGAGTAGCATTTCTAAAATCAGCATTTACTTTATTAAAAGTTTCAGCTTCCTCTTTATTTAACTCTAATCCCATCATATTTTTAGCAAATGCTGAGTTATACAATTTATTCTCATCTTTTATTTCTACTTCATTATTTAATTTGTCCATAATCTTACCTCCGTCTATAGCTACTGATTTGTTAGCTATATTAGTTACTGTGTTGTTTTCATTAAAAACTCTTGAATTAACTAAGTTTTTAGCTTCTTCTGCTAATTGATTTTCAAAACTCTCCATTTCAGCTATATTATTTTGAATTTTTTTAGCTTCCTCTAATTTATCTTGAGCTGCTTTTAAATCTGTATCTCTTAAATTTCTAGCTTCATTTAATAATTCTGATTTTTTATTTCTTAATTCTTGTAATGTCATTTTAGTTTTCCTCCAATATTAATAATTCTGTGTCAAAATTAAATAATTCTAATTCATTTCTATTTCTCATAACATCCTTTGGAATGTTACAGAATTTTTCTAGATATTCACTACTACAAGCAACTGCTTGTAATGAAGTCTCGACTTCTATTTTAAAATACTTTTCTGCTTCATCACTTGACATCCAAGTTTCATTATTAACCATCTCTTCAATAGTTTTTATATCAACATTATCCTTGATATTTTCTTTATAAACTTGCATAATACACTCTTGTATTGAATCAAGATCTGTTGCCATCTTTCTAAATTCATCTGAATTATACATTCCCCATATTCCAAACATAGGTTTATGTATCATAAACGATGAACCAGTTCTCATTACAACTTTATCACCAGCCAAAGCAATAACACTTGCAATACTCGCTGCTAATCCATCAATATATACAGTTTTAAATCCACTGTGATTTTTCAACATATTATAAATAGTGATTCCAGCAAATACAGAACCACCACCACTATTAATATGAATATTTAAATCTTTACCTTTAACTCCATCAAGGAAATTTTTTACCGCTTCTGGATATTGATCTGTATCATCCCATGCTCCCCACCAGCTAGATACTATATCTCCATAAAAATATAAATCAGCACTATTTTCAGTTTGATTTTTTATTTCGAGGAAATTTTGTAAATTATCTACCGGAAATTGAATTTTACTCATTTTTAATCACCTCCTTTCGTTACTACTGCAGTATCTAATCTTCTTATTGGTTCATCTCCACCTTTTATAGGTGCTAAATTAAATACTTCTCTCCATTCATTTGGAGTTAAAGCACCTCTATCTACCATTTGAACTAATTGAAGTTTAGTATTCATAGAGGCATATTGTAAATTTGCTGCTTCAAATATTATTTTATTTCCAAAACCTCTTTCTCTTCTTGAAAAAATCTTTCTTGTATATTCATTGCTTAGTTGAATTGCAATAGGCTCTATTTTTGCCTCAAAATAACTGATCCATTCATCTTCTGTAAATTTACTTTGAATTATTTTCTCATTTGTTCCCAATAAAGAATATATTCTTTGTAATGTTTTATCAATTTGAGTAGCATTAGGAACATAATCTTTAGGTTCTACTTGCTTAGCATCATACTTTGCATCTGCAGCTGCAGCTCCTCCAGTTTCACTATCTATAGATAAATAATTATCTACAAATTCTTTAGTAGCCTTTTTTAAATCTTCTGGTCTTAAAGATTGTTTAAATAGTAATAACCATTTTATAGCACTACTATTCCTTATAGCTTTTACTATTCCTTGGTCTGTAGTTGTTACTATCTCCATTAATGGAGTTAACGCTTCTGCTCTACTTGTCCCAAATATATCATTTTCATTAAAATCTTGCCTTAAGTGAATAACATCAGAATAAGCAAATGTTACAATTTTCATATTTCTAAGAGTAAATCTTAAATATAATACTCCATTTTTATCATAAATAGCTTCAGCACTAGTTGCTGGAATAGGATATATTTCACATGGATATCCAAATTCATCTCTATTTATTAAAGCAAATGCATTATTGTTTAACTCTAATTGATTAATCATTTTTTCTAGTAACATTTGTCCTGTCATATATGGATTAGGTTCCTCTAAAAGAAATCTTATATATGGTTCTGGATTAATTACTATACCTTCTTGACTATTATTTCTAATATGTTTTGCTACTAATTTCCCTATAGCTGTTGCTCTAGGAGTTATGCAACTTCTTAAAATATCACTTTGATATATTTTCCCATTCCATGAATAAAAGCTATTACCTTTATCTTGTATTAATTGACATCCCGATACCACTTGTGTTTTTTGTGGTATCATATTTTTAATCTTATCAATAAAACCCACTTTATCACCCCCTTTCTAAATCATATTTTCATACTCAGCCATCCTATTTTTTAAAATTACATAAGCTATTATCAATGCTATGGCTCCATCAATTCTTTGAGTTGGATTAGCTCCCTTTATTGGTTGAATATTACCATTAATATCTGTTTTAACTTCTATATTAGTTAAACACCATTTATCAATACTATTATTGTTATAAATAACTTTATGTGCTTTTAAATCTGCCTTTAATTCTTTCATAGGAGATGATAAAGTATATACACCTTGTCTTACTTTCTCCATGGCATCTTTCCCAAATTCATTTTGATATGCTTGTAATAAACTATCATCAACATGCCATGGATCATATCCAATCCAAGGTATATATATGTCATATTTATCTCTCATTTCAACAAACCACTCTAACATATGAAATTTATTTACTTTATTACCAGGGCAAACTCTTAATAAACCTTGTTTTTCCCAAAGTTTATAAGGTACTTGATCAGCTTCTTTATTAGTTTCTTCTTGGTTCAATTTTTCTTCAGGAATAAAGTACATTGACATAACATATATATTGTCATCATTAGGCCTCATACATAATAATTTAGCTGCTGATAAGTCAGTTGTTTCAGCTAAATCAAATCCTCCGATTCCATATCTGAATCCCATTTCCTTAATATTAAAAGTAGTTTCATTATTAAGTTCATCCCATCTTAGCCAAGCACTTGATGAGTTTTCAGTCATGTTAAAATCTTTTACCATTACTGTAGCCTTAAATGCATCATCTGCTTTAGCCTTATTAACACAATCTCTTAAAAACTCAAATTTCTTTATTGTTCCTAAGCCTGGATTTGCTTTTATCCAACATTCTTCCTTATCCCACTCATCTCTATCATCAAGTTCATAAATAAAAGCCAAGAATTTATCATCCTTGACTTTTCCATCTAAAACTTTACATGCATATTCATACTGAGAATCAAATATTGAATTTCTAACAAATCCATTTGTTGTTATACAATTTAATAAAGGTTGTCTTCTTGCAGACATTGACTGTTTCATTAAATCATATAAATCTCTATTTTTTATTGCTGCTAACTCGTCTATAGTGACCATATGAGCATTTAATCCATCAAGTCCATTGGTATTGCTAGCTAATGCTTTAATAGATCCATAATTAAAATTGATATATAAATCAGATTTTCTTTTTTTAAAATGTTTTGATAAAGATTTTGACTGTTGAATCATTTTATAACATTCTTGGAATCCCTTATATGCTTGGTCTAATTTTGTAGCAACATTATATATTTCTGGTGAACCTTCTCCATCTCCAACTGCCATAAATATTTCGTCTGCTGCAAGTTCTGTAGTCTTACCATTTTTTCTACCTCTAATATCTAAGACTTCATTATATTGTCTTAAATATGTATCTTTATGAACAAATCCAAATACTGCTTGATGCTTAGCTTTCTGAAATAGCTCTAATTTTAAATTTGCTCCTAATTCACCTTGTGCTTGCTTAATAAAAGTTTCAATGAACTCTATTGGTAAGTTTGCTAACTCTTCATCAAATATATAAGGTTCATATTTTTCAGGATGATGTAATTTATCTACTAGCATAGAGTAAACTTGTTTTATTCTATGACATGCAACTATTTCACCACTCATAATTTTATTATAGTATTCTTCTATATAAGTCATTTCTTAACTTTTCTCCTGTTAAGAAATTCTTTTAACTCATCATTTTCTTCTTTTTGTTCTTCTTCTGGCATATAATCAATTAATTGTTTCATTACATTTGAATATCTTTGAATCATAGTTGAATAAATTTTTGTTTCAGGTCTTTCTCGATTTACAACTTGTGGTCCATTCTCATATAATTCAGTCATTCCATTTTTAAACAAATCTTCTCTTAATTCTTGAAGAGTTAATTTCATAAATGAAGCTTCAGTAACTAGTCCTTCAACAACTTTAACTTTATCTTTTTCTAAATCTTTATAAAGTTTTTTAATTCTATTTATTTCTTGTTTAATTTTCTTTTCTCTTTCTAATTGTTCGGATATACTCAAAAATATAACCCCCCTTTAGTTTTGAAAATTTCATGTGGAGGTAAAATTATGTCCCCCCTCCGACGGTCCCTCGTCAGCCCTCCCACATCTTTTATAGGGGGGTTACTGTTCATATACTTCAAACCATTTGTTGATTATGTACTTCTGCAACTGCTTATCGCTTCGGCTATCATCATTCATAGCATTATCTATACATGAAAGTATATCTGTATTAATGAATACTAACTCTGCCTTAAGCCTTTTGCTAAGTATTATCCTTTCATTTTTATAAGGTAATGAAGCTATTATCCATATGTTCTTGCAATCAACTTTATTAGCTTCTATCTCTCTGTAAATAGTTTCTCTAATTGCATTGGCAACACTTAATAAATTATCAGGTGCATTAGTCTTACCTTCCATACTTATAGCTTGTTTAATTAAATCTAAGTCAACAACTAAATCACCATACTGTCTATGCTTATTAACATAAGTTGTTTTCCCTGCCCCTGGTGCTCCATAAACTATATACTTCTTAATTTCCTTTAACTCCCCATTTTCATCAAAGTATGTACCATTATTGGTAATCGGCTTTGACTTATTGAAATTTCTTTCTAAAGGATTAGTTTTCTTATGTTTCTCAAAGTGACAATCTCTACATAATAAAATTAAATTATCTTCTCCTAAAGCAATGTTAGGATCATTGATATTAATAGCATTTAAAAATTCCTTATGATGAACTTCTTCGCCAGGTCGTCCACACTCTTGACATATCCCATGATACTTTTTAAAAATATAATCTCTACATTTAATCCATTCTTTAGATTTATAAAATTTCTTAGCAAATTCTTTAGCCATTTTTACCTCTTTTTAAACGAATTTTATTATTTTTATATGTTTTATCGTTCGTCTTTTCCTTAAATAATGTTTTATAATATATTAAATCAAACATTTATTTTTTAAAGTTCTTACTAATATATGCAATTATTTTTTTACCTTAAATCCCTTACATATAAAAAATGGAACATTTATATGCCAAAATATAAAGGATTAGAGTATCAAATTGTTTAATGAATTTAATGTTCTTCCATACAATTCAATATCTAATCCTAAATATCTTTTAGTATATTCTACTGTGCTATGACCTAATAATTCTTTTACATAAAATATATCTTTGCCATTTTCCATCCAAACTCTATAAGCAAATGTTTTTCTCAAACTATGTGCTGATAAATTTATATCTCTTAACTTTAAATCTTCAGCAACATCTTTTAATATGTCAGTTACTCCCTTTACTCCTAAATTTCTTCCTTTTTGGCTATAAAACATATATTCATAATCTTTTTTATTTTTTATATAATCTTTTAGTTCTTTCTTTAAATTTGAAACTATCGGTACTTTTCTAATTTTTTTAGTCTTACCTTCTTCTATCTGAAAATATCCATAAGATAAGGCTCTTTTAATATCTTTTACCCTTAAAGTTACTAAATCTCCTACTCTATATCCAGTAGTAATTCCAAGAATAAATAAAATATAATTTCTATGGCTATGAGTTTTATTTTGAGCTTTTATATATGCCTGTATATAATGAATATCATCTATTCTTTTTATAGGATCTGCAGGCATCTTTTTTCCCATATTATCTCACCTGCCTAATAGCTCCACCAGTAACTCTTTTGTATGAACTATTTTTCATTAACTCCTCATAATCTCTTTTAGTAAGCTCTTTTTTAGAGTGTCTTTTTTTATTAGCCTTTAACCTACTATAAGTATCTGGTTGAGTTTCTTTAATTATATCTATTACTTTTATTTTCACACTCTCACCTTCTTCTCCTCAAAAAATAAAAGCACCTAAGAATTTCACTTAAGTGCTTTTGTTTAAAGGGGATTTTATTTAATTTTATATTTATAACATCTTACATTTATTGTAGTATAAGTTCTTTTTACTTTCCACTTTTTTGTCTTTATTTTGTTTTTATTTTGTCTTTATTTTTTCTTTTTTTACAAATATCCTAAAGAAATTGCAATTTTTCTTAATGAATCATTCTTAACCTTATAGAATTTTGCTTTACTAATGCACATATTAGATATTATTTGTTGATTAGTATAGGTATTTCTAAAATAACATTCCTCAACAATTTCTTTCTCTGTTATATCTAATAACTCTAAAGCTCTTGTAATTTTATCAACTTTCTTTTTATTATATTCTTCATCAATTACACAACTTTCAACAAAGCTTCCTTTCATTGTACTAGGATGCTTAACATCTTTAACAATTTCATGATTAGTAGGATAACCAAGTCCTCCAGCATCTACTGCAATTAATAGAAATGGGTATTCTCTTAAATCATTTTCTATTTTCTTTTTTATACTTATATCCATTTCATCACCCCATGTTTTTTACATTCTTTCTCAATATTAATGAATTATTTGTTAACTATTTAATTCCTTAATTTTATCTATAATATCTATTGTTAAACAAATCTTAGGTATATCTAATTCTACGTATGTTGTTCCATCCCACTTAAAATCATTCTTCGGAATAGATAGAGCTGTTAAATCTAACTCACATCCTCCAAATACCGATAACCCAGTTTCGTCTAATTGGTGTACTTTATAATTTTCATCATCTTCTCCTACTACTATAAATTCATTTAAAAATTGTATTGGTGCTTTAAATGCTTTTCTTGTTCTTTCATGTACTTTTATTAAGCTTTTGTAATATATAGATTCTTCATTTACTGAGTAAACTTTAAATTCTAATTTCATTTACTTCCCCTCCATTACTTCTCGCTAATTTTAAAATTATTATCTATCTTTACTTTTAACAGAAATCATTGCTGGTATAAACATTGCCCAAAGTGGAACTGCTGACTTGGTAACATATACTGCTGTTGCAGTTGCTATTCCTGTTGATATCCACGCCATTGCATATGCAAAATAAATCATTTTAAATACCTCCTACCAGATTATCAATAACTTTTTTTGTTTAACTATCATCCATTAATAAACTTTCAATAAAGTTTCTATATATGTCCTAAACTCATATTTATTTAACCCACTTCTGCCATCAATTTGTCTTAAAGTTAATCTAAGAGCTTGTACTAATACAGCGATTCTTTCTTTATCACTACTATTAAATGGTCTTTGTGGTCTTATGCTTGGATTTTCTCCTTTCCCAAACATTTCATCTAAGTTTCTATTATCTTTTATCCCAGAGCAGGGTCTTAGCGACCTTTCAAACTTTGGTAAAGATGTTGCTGGTGGTTTCCTTGATAGTTGATATCCATTTTTTATATATTTTAAAATCATTTTCTTACTTCCCTCTCAATATTAATGAATTATTCATTAAATTCCTTATTCCAACATTGTTCGCAAGTTATTCCTCTACATCCTAGTATTTTATTGTTTTCTTCAACTAGACTATATCCATCTAAATCATCTTCTCCCATACCTATAAAATAAGGACAACAATCTAAATTTTGAAGATAACAACCTTCGTAAACCAATCCTGTTGGGTATTCTTGATAAGCTCTTTCTAATCTTGTCATAACAATCACTCCATTTTATTTGCATTTTAATCAAATTATTTCTAGTTTTGAATTACGAATTACTTACATAACTCATCATACATTTTATTTAGCTTTTTTATTATCTCTTCTCTAACATCTTTTTGTTTATTAGCTTCTTCTAATTGATTATTATTTCTAAACTTTTTAACTACTGTTCTTTGGTCTATTGTTACTAACATAGCTAAATAATTTAATTCCTCCTTGTTTAACATTGCATACACTCCTTCGCCTTATTTCATTAAACTTCTTCAAAGATTACTTCATCTAAATCTAATTCTTCGTCACAACTATTGCATTTAAATCCCTTTTCAATTCTTTCTCCTAATGTTCCTTTGCCATAAACCATATCAATTAAACTTAAATCTTCACTTTCACAATACTCACATCTCGTTTTAATTAACATATTTCAATCTTTCCCTTCGCAATAATTTCATTACTCTCTAAACTTCTTTTACAAATACTTTTCCATTAGGATCAGTATAAAATATATCTCTTTTACAGGTCATTAGATATGAAACCCCTGGAATAACTAATACATTCATATATGTAACAATAGTATTTAATTCAAAAGTTGCGATAACCTCTCTTGTATCTTTTTTAAAAACAACTAAAATTTGCATTCTTCCTCCTTCAACTAACTAACAATATATTCAAATTGTTCTCCCTGGTATAAAAAGAACTTTTTCTGATATTTCAGAAACTTTTACATTACAATATCCCTTTTTGTATAGATCTTTAGCCTTTTTTATTGCTAAAGCTTTTGAAGTAAAAGGTACTTGTTTTGTACCTTCCCTACCTTTTCCTTTATAAATTACTACTATCATTTTCTAACACCTAACATTTTATTAATCTTCATATACAATTAAATCTATTATTCTAATTTCATCATAACTATTAGATATCCAAACTCCCAATTCTTCAAAACTTCTAAAACTTCTTATCAATTCTACATCTTTTTCACATTGGGTATATTTAACTTCCACCTTAAACATTGACATTTACTCCTTGTTTTTCAGTCATGGCAAGCATTAAATTAATATTTAATCTTTCTTTTTTTCTTTTTATAGCATTTACTGTTCTATTCAAGTCAATTGCTAATTCCTCATTAGTCTTATTTTTATTATTAAACAAGTACATTTCTTCTTGTAATGTCCATAGTCTTTTAAACTCCTTATCAGGAATTACTTTTAAAATTCTTATTTTTTCTATAATTGAAAACTCACTTTTATTTAATATTTTAGCTATTTGGTCACTTGAATATCCTTGTGAAAATAACTCTTTTAGTTTATTGTTCTCTTCATTTGTCCAAGCTATTTTATTATCCCTTTGGATTGGCCTATATGGACAATTAAGTTTATATAATCTCTTTTTTATAGCTGGTTCAGTTCTATTAAACTCTTTTGCCAAATCAGACCATGTGTATCTATAACTTTTAACTTTAGATATTAATAAATTATCTTCTTCCTTTGTCCAGATCCTGTTGTTATTTATAATTTTTAAGTTTTTCTTATCTAAAATACGCTTTTCTTTAACCCATTTAGGTTCTTTCCCTAAAGCATTTTCTTCTAACTTATTAAATCTTACTACTTCTTTATTTTTCTCTGCCCAATCCCAAAATTCATCTATTTTTATAACTTTATATGCATGATTTAATTTTTTCTTAGTTTTAATAGGGCACCCATGTTTACTATATCTTTCTAAAATATGAGTATATGAGTTATAACCTAGCGCTTTAAGCAACTGATTAAAAGTTATGTATATTCCAGAATTATTATATTCCCCTAACTCAAGCTTTATTGCTTTAGCTTTTACTGCAGCTACTGTTCTATTAATATTTTTAGCTATATTGGGTATACTTTTTATTCCCCAATTTTCTTCTAAATATTCAACTTCTTCTGCACTCCAAAATTTCGCCATATTAACACCTCAATTTAGTAGCTACATTACTGTAGCTACTGTTTATTTAATTTTTAAAATGGTCCATCGTAATCATCTACTGGAACGCCTTCAAAGCCATCTTCTTGACTTTGAGCTTCCCAATTAGAGTTTTTATTATTCCCTATGAATTCAAAGCTATCTAGTACTACATCAGTTGTATAAACTTTATTACCTTCATTATTATCATAGCTTCCTGTTCTTATACTTCCACTAATAGCAACTTGTCTACCTTTTAAAACATATTGAGCTATTGTTTCTCCAATTTTCCCAAATGCCACACAATTTATAAATTCTGCTTCATCTTTTTTAAATGCTCTTGGTACTGCTAATGTAAATCTACATACTGCTGTACCAGTTCCAGGAGCATATCTTAATTCTGGACTTTTTGTTGTTCTCCCAATAAGTACTACTTTATTCATTTAGCTCTCCTCCATTTTCATTTATTGCCTTTCTTATAGCTTCTTTAGCACTATAACCAGCAAAATAATATTTAACTGCTTTCTCTATTACTTTCATATCTAAATCAATCATAATACTCCACTAACCTTTTTATATTTTTTTCTCTTATCCTCCAACTTTTTGTTCTTTTAGCTATCATCTGAAATTTTTTTCTTTCTCTATCTCTAGGATCCACTCTCTTTACTTCTTTAATACCTACTTTATCTTTTTGTGATATTACCTCTAATTCTATTTCAGATTTCTTTTCTCTATTCCAGCTACTATTAAAGAATTTAAATAAATTTTTCTTTATTTTTTCAAACATCATATCATCCTTTTAGCCTATAGTTATTTTCTTGTCCTTTAATTTCAACAGTAAAATCTTTTGACATATTATAAATCCTACTTGAAGTACCTTCGTCAAAATTTAATATTTCAGCAACCGAATACTCAGTAGAAACTATCATAGGCAATTTATTAATATCTCTATAATTTACAATTTCAAAAATCGGATTTATATCAGCTTTAGTAATATTTCCTTTAAATAAATCATCTATAAGTAATATCTCTGCCTTTTTGTATTTATTAATGAGTTCTTGATAGTATTCTTTATTCTCAGAAACACTTTGTTTCAACTTGGTAATAGCATCTCTGTAAGGCATATATACAACCTTCTTGCCATCCTTTTTAATAAAGTTATTTGCCAATGCTATACATAAATGTGTTTTTCCTACTCCTGGTTGCCCACAAAGTAATATTGAATTTTGGTCAGTTTTTTCAATTTCTTTAAATCTTAAATAGTAGCTTGTTACAACATTTTTCATATGCTTTGTAGTACTATTCCAAGGTTCATAACTTTTAAATGTTTTATCTAAATCACCATTCTTAAGTCCTGATGCTTCCCACTGCTCTTTAACTCTTATAAGTTCATAACACTTGCATCTTTCTATTACCCTTCCTGTATTATCAAGTATCCATGTAGTATCTTTACATTTATCGCAACTATATGAGTTCTTCTGCTCTTTTTCTGTCTTCGTCACTAAGCTCCCCATACTCGCTTTCTGTTTTGACATTGAAGCTTTTCTCACTCTTTCCAGTACCCCATCTATTATTTGATTTCCCGTTACTATATTGTCCATTTATAGCTCCTCCCTTATTTAAATAATTTCCCTCTAATACCTTAGTGAAATTATTAGGTTTTATAAACCAATCAAATGTAATAATCCATGCTCTATCATTTTGACCCTTTAGAAAATCTGAATTATTTATACTTTCTATTGATTCAATTACTTTTTCTATTCCAAATTCATTAATTCTAGCTTTTAACATTTTATATCTATTAGTATTAGCTTTAATTGCTACTAGCTTAGATAAATTTAATTTATTCCAAGCTTCAATTACTGGTAGTAATTTATTACTACTTAATATATCTTTAGATATATTATCTATATCTTCTTCTATATCTATATCTTCTTCTTTTTCTTCTTCTAGGGAGTTAACATTAGCTTTACTGTTAACTTTACTGTTAACTTTACTATTGTCTTTTCCTACACTTAACATTTTTTGCTTTTCTCTATACTTTTTCATATAATCTTTCATGTACTCTTTTCTTTCTTCTAGCTGGTCTAAAGTCTGATGTTTACTCCAATTAGGAATAGTTATTGTGCTATTAACTGTTTCTATCATTCCATACATCTCGAAAGTTTTTAATGCTAATCTCACTGTGTTTACATCTCTTCTAAAGATAGTTGCTAGCATTTCATCTGTGTATGGTATTCTATCATTCAATAGAAAAACCCCACTATTATTATTTTTCCCAGCTAAACAAAGAATCTTAAACCAAATTACTATAATACTATCTGCACTTGGCAAGCTCTCTATTAATAACATTTTTTCATCATCAAATATATCAGTAACTATTTTTATCCATTTTACTTCTGCCATTTGCTTTTTTAATCCTTTCTGTTATAATTAACTTGCTTTATTTTATTTGGATGTACCGTTTCTTTGGTATGTCCTTTGTTCTTTATATATCAACTTATCTAATTCTTGACTAATAGCAATAGTTCTTTCATCACTTATTCCGTATTCATCAATTGCTTGATGAAGTTTCTCTCTTAATTCTTTCATGATTATCTCCTAATTCTCTTTATTAGCTTACCTACTCCATCTAAAATAGATGCAATTATAAACATTAATCCAATAACAATTATTAACACTAAGGGCATTACAAAGGTACATATGCCCCATATATTTAAACCTTCCATAAATTCACCTATTAAATTTCCTTAAGCAATCTTTCTATAATATAAGCTTGCCCCTTCCCAGTAACTCTTGTAGTTCTATAAGTAAACACCTTGCCTTTAGCTTCTTTGGTACCTTCATTAACTTCAAAATATCCCCTATCAACTCCACATTGTTTTGGTTCTGTTGAATTCTTGAATATTAATCCCCATTCTCTAAGCTTGGACCATAATCTCTTTTCCCCAATTACTACATCAGCTTTAGATGCAACCTTTGCAACTTCTCTAACTAATAAAGTATTTTCACTTGCTGCTAACTGATTAATAAATCTATTCTTTTGATTTAAGTCTTCTGATAAATCCTTTATCTCTTTATCCTTAGCTTTCAATAATTCATCTTTCTTGTTAAGTGTTCTATGTGCTATTTCTAAAGCTTTTGCCATAATTGAAGCTTCATCATCTTCTTCGCTTATCGGAACATATCCACCTGTTTTTCTTATCTGTGGAATAACTTCCACCGCTAACCACGTTTGAAACTTTTTAGCAATATCATTATTAGCTTTCATTGCTAATAAATAGAATAAACTTTCCGGAATAAAATCACCTTTCCCCACTTGTGGAGAATTTCCAAATTCACTAATAAAACTATTAACTCTTTCCCACTTAGGATACTTTTTACCATTTTTCACTTGATACCACCCAAGTCCTATCGCTGAATCTTCTGCATTTAAAGAAATACTTCCATCTTCATTTTTAATTGCCTTTACTTCAAGTTCTAATTCTTTATTAATGAACAATTGAACTCCATCTTTTCTTTGATGTTTTATATTTTCCATCTTTTTATCCTCCATTATCTTTATATTCAACGGTATTTTTCGCCAT